ACCCTCCCATGGCTTCGAATAGCTCGGTAATAGTTGTGCCACCCGCCATTTCAGTTACTGCGCCGAGTTTGGCGGCGTCCAGACCAATTGCAGCCATCCCCTCCAGCGCCTTGGCGACGAGCATAACAATCTCAACCCGCTTTTTAACTTCATCGGGGTTGGTCATCGGAATTTTCATGATTGCACCGATCATGGTTCCTATATACTTGGAGGACTTAACAAAGAACTTAGAGGCAACCTTAAAGCCGTACACTAAGACCTTATAGACAAGGAGTAGCGGCGCAAAAACGCCACCAATTAAAGCCATAAGACCCACAGCTTTCGCCACGTCTATAATCGCTCCAATCGAGAATTCTATTGCCCCGGCATTCGCAGCCAACTTCTTAAACGTCTTCATAGAGGCGAAGATAGCTTCAGCGAATATAGCTACACCAGCAGTGAAAAGTAGGGCAGCTGCCACCATACCGACAATCATCAGGGGAACAAGCGGAATTAACGTTCCGAAAGCCACACCGACAGCAGCCAGACCTATGGTAGCCAATATAGCAATACCAAGCATCCCCATCATCGCCGCGAACTCTATAAACGGAACAGGAGCCAATATCTCATAGGCTACGCGGATTGCTGCTGCGAATGCGATAACAGAGACAGCAAAGAAGGCTGCGCCAACAAGCATCATTAATCCTGCAGTAGTTATCGTGGCTGGTTCCATTAATAAAGCAGCTATAACGAACGGTACCATTGCGATCATTGCTAACGCTAGCATACCGAAGACCTTTAAGATACCTTCAAATGGGACCTTTTCTAAGATCTTGTAAGTGACCAGAACGCCTGCTGCAAAGATAGCAAGGGAGACCATGAAGCTTGCGGCAAGGATAGCTAAATTAAGACCCGCTTTTGCAACGGTGCCTGGATTGATTTTTCCAATACTCTCTAGCATGTTACCTAAGCTGTCGAAGAAGCCTCCACCACCTTTACCCATAGACTTCGTGGCTTCTTTATCAAGACCGTCGCCCATATTCTTTCCAAAGCCTTTGGTGAATACTGACACCGCTTTCATAACCAATGCATTGGCAGCCGCTGTTGCCAGAGCAGAAACCAGAGCTTTGACAACTGCGAAAAGAATAACTCGCTTAAGACCAAAAACCAGGACGGGCTTAATCTTTTCGTACAAGGCTTCAAAGAGAAGCTTAAAGGCATCGAAAAGTTGTGGAAGCACAGGCGCTAGCGCTTCTCCGATCTTAGAAAATGAATCAGCGAATGCGCCGCCGATGCCTTCTTGCGCACCACCGCCGATTTCTTTTAATCGGCTGGGATCTTTTATGACCTCGGCAACAAACGTAATAAACTCAGCAATTTTTTCTACAATAAATGGAAGAGCTGAGGCGATAGCATCGCCTGCAAATCGAATCGCGTTTTCAAAGAAATCACCAAAAGCCGAAGCACCTTCACCACCGGCACCGCCTGGGCTAAGGTATGACTTCACTTCTTCGAATATATCTTTAACCATATCACCGAAGCTATATTGCCCACCCGACTTGGTGGAATCAGCGAATTTCTTAAAGTACCCGAGGATCTTATCGAGTAAGCCCTTAAACGCTTTAGGATCGAAAATCTTTTGAACAGCCTCGAAAAGCCCTAAGTGCTGCATTAAGTCGGCAAATACCTTACCAACTTCTTTACCGAACTTACCGAATTCTTTCATAGAGGCTTTGATCGCTTGGATTGACTTCTTATACTCTTCGTTTTGAGCAAAGCCTCGAGCAAAACCTTTATTAAAAGCGTCGAAGAAACCGTCTACGCCTTCTCCGCTTTGAGTCAACTTCTCTACAGACTTGGCCAGTTCGAGCATTACCTCTTTCTCAGACATCTTGTTAGCTTCGGCATCTTCAGCGCCAGCTTCCATATCTTCATAGGCAACGCCCATATTCTCTTGGGCAAGAACGTTTTCCATCGCAGAAACGGAGAGACCCATTTGCTCAGCCATCAAAGCTTTCTCTTGACGAGTCATGTCTTCGACAGATTTACCGGCATCATGGAACGCGTCTTTCATCATGTCAATACGCTCTGCAGGGTTCTCAGCGTTCATCATCTCCATCGTATCGAGCTGTATACCAAAAGCCTGATTCAATTGAGAAACAGATCCAGCAGCTGATTCGAAATCATCAAACTTACCAATGACGCCCTGGAGATCTTTGGCCTCAAGACCGAGCTTAGCCATGTAAGTCGCTGTGGCTCCGAGCTCCTTCATACTCATATTACCGAAGTTTGCAACATCTTCAGTAAGATCAGACATATTCTTACCGATTGCTTTAGCGGAAACGCCAAACTCGGCGCCCATCTGAATTGCCATCGATCCCATGTCAACAAGGGTATCACCGACGTCTGCTCCAGTGTTGTGAGCCTGTCGGGCCATCTCAGCCAATGCCTCATTTGACATGCCGAGACCCTTATTCATCATGACCATCTTATCAGCAGCGCCGGCTATTTGGTCTCCGAGCATGGTCATTGCAGGACCGGCCGCTTGTGCAATCTCCTGAACGGCCTTGAGAGCTGCAGCTGCGCCGCCGCTCCCGTAACCGAACACTTGCCCAATACTTAATCCACTTTTAGCCAAAGCTCCGGACGAACTACGAAGATTATCGAATCCAGTGACAATATCTTTACCAGAACCTGTAGACAGATCTCCGAACTCGCCTTTGAGGCCTTCCATAGCCTGCTGAAGCTCGTTAACACCACCAGTCGTACTGGCAGCGGCATCCACGAAGCCGCCTAATATCTTAAATGGGATCGAGATTATAGACTTACCGACGCTAAACAGGCCACCCACGACAGACTTAAGTCCACCGGTGACCATGCCCATCATTCCGGGTAGACCCTTAAAGGCCTTGAACATGCCCGTGCCAGCGCCGACTGCGGCAGCCTTCATCGGTGTTATGGCTGAAAGCATATCACCAAGAGTACCACTGCCACCTTTGCCAGCTTTCTCAGCTTGGTCACCCATGTCAGCCATGTTCGCGCCAGCTTCTTCAGCGGCAGCGGAGGCCTCGTTAAGAGAATTAGTGATTTCGCCTATACGGTCTTCGAGCCCATCGAGCTCTTTACATTCCATGGCCTTGCACAGTTCTTTAGCCAACTTCGCTTGGCCCCCAATCTGGCTGGCCATCGCGTCTAGTTGCTTGGAACGCGCTTCAAGAACTTTATTAATCTGTTGATTAATCTGTAATTGAGTCTGTAATTCTTTGGAATCAGCCATGTAGGTTCATTTCCCGTTTCATACTACCTTACATTAAATATGGCGAACGGAAAACTACGCCACTTGTTTGATCACAGTGGCCAGACATATCCTGTCTGCTCACGGAGTGCTTTAGACGCAGTCCTCTTATTCTTTAGAGCAGTGACAGTTTCTTTTAGGTTGTTTTTACGAAGAGAGATATAGAACTTCCGGGACTCTGATAGCGCTGTGGCAAATAGAGCCACTGTTTTCTTTTCGCCGTGAATCTTAATCTCTGATACTTCACCGCGGATGTAAAGCGCACACTCTCTCAAAAACTCTTTATTCGATTCTTTCATAATCACCACCTCTTAGTATAACTATGTAAATCTACGCAAATTTGCCGGTACCTGTGAACGATGTCTTCCCATTAAGGCTCTTGACTCTGCGTCATTTGCGTGGGCAGCCCTGTTTCCGTTCTTGCCACTCTTCTTAATTTCATCGTTCAACCTCTTTATCATCCATATTCTGATCCAGATAGGGATGTTATAAGCTTCTACGTAAGTAAAACCCATGTAGTACATAAGAGTGAATATCTGATCGAGATAGGCTTCCTTGTGATTACTCGTCAGGCCAAAAAAACGCGGCCCCAAGCGGGAGCCTCACCTCCGAATGTTCAAGACAGGCCGGGCAGTCCATCCATGCTTTCATCTCAATGCCGGGTTCGTTATTGTCGATGTGCTTTCTAAGGTATAAAGAGTCTCTAGCAGGAAGATTGTTAATCATCATATCCAGCTTCGACCTATCGGATATCCCATTGGCAGAGACCAAAGAATACTTTAGACGTTGCGTAACAAGGTTCTCAGCTCTTTGACCTTGCTTCTTTCGTCTTTCAGATGCCTGCATAATGTCTTGTTCGTCCTGGCCAGTTAAGAGCTTAAAGCGGACCGTAGCCTTTGTTGTGGGAAGAGTAGTTTCAAAAACATTCGAACCTATTGCAATCGGTTCTAAATCAAGTCGCTTAACAGGAAGTTCACCTAAGTTGAAGTCATGCTTAGAACGCTCTCCGCATGCGGGACAGTCGACTTCTACTTTGTACCCTGTGCCGTAACCGGTGACTCGAAGAGCAACCATTAGTGCGTTTCGATCGCCAGCAAGCAGCGTTTCAGGGTTGACTCTTTTATCAATTAGACAAGATTTAATTAGATGAGTAATGACTGTACCTTTTTTAATCAGGGCTTTTGAAGTCAAGATGTCTTCTTCCCGGGCCGTCATGGCTCTAATTTCCACAGTGTCCTTGCCATGAAGCGGATGATCGGAATCATAACACTTTCCACCAGAAGGTAGTGGGACAGTCTCTACTGGTATCTCAAACCCAAAATCGTCTTTCATAACATTACGTGTGGGCATGTGTTCCTTCATGGAACCAAAAATATCACTTCTATCATTCGTCGGTTGATCACTTGACATGCGTACTCTCCATTATTCAATAGCACAGTTTCATCTTAAAGCGTGCTTGAAACGTGTAAATTGACGTTAATGTAATTAAAAGCAAAAAAGCCCACCAGTAAAGGTGGGCTTCTTAAAATGCTCTGTAATATATGCTTAGTACTGAAGTACGCAATTATCAAAGCGGATTGTCATGGCTATTTCAGCGGGGTCTTCTGCACCATAATCAAGGTCACCAAACCCAGCGGACGTAAGGAAGCATCCCTTCATGTCCCATAACTCGACGACTGTCCCTACAGGGTCAAGCATCTTTAGTTGGCAATCTCTCTTATAGAAATCAGCGTATCCACCACGACCAGAGACAGATTCATAGTGAGTACGGACCCATTCCATGACCTGTTGAGCGCCCGAAGGAGCAATCGGATCGTGTAAGGTAACTGAAATCGCATCGAACTTCGTCTTACCGGCGATGTACCGCTGTCCATTCATGAACGGAATTTCTATTTCGGCAGTGTTCATCGTGGGGCGGGCGGCTGTCTTAACTAAGAAAGCGTCAATCCCCTCAATAGCAAACACCCACCGAAACTTTCTTTTCGGCTCAAACTTATTCGGCAGCATATCGGTAACTGATAGTGTCTCTGGCATCTTTGTTACTCCTTGTTATTCTTTAACTATATAGTTTCCAAGTTATATGTCCATTCCTGCGTTGGTAACGACGAAATCAAGTGATATAAACTCGACGGAGCGTACCGGTTGCAGGAATATCTTTCCTCTAACAGTATTATTCTCAATATCTGCCTGAGTAGTAGTGGTTGTATCAATCTGGACCTTGAATCGCTCGAGGCCTTGCTGGTTTTGAATTTGTGTCAAGACCGGAGTTACCGCAGCAGCAAATCTGGCGAGTGTCGACTCTCTGTTCGGCTCGAACAAGAATGTGTCTCCGATTCTCCTCACTTGACGACGGATGTCGATCAAGAGTCTTCTTACATTGACTCTATCCAGAGCGCTTTGAGCTGCTAGCAACGTCTTCTGTCCGAAGACTACCACTTCCCTAGATTGTGGGAATGAGGTAAGGGGGTTGATATCAGCATCATAGAGGGTATCCAGATTGTTTCTGTTGAGTTTTACCGATGTTTCCACCACACCCTTCAAGGCGCCTCTCGTGAAGCCTGCTGGGGCGTACCAAGGGAATGCAACTTGGTCATTGAGACCAAAGGCTCCAAGGACCGCGACGCTTGGTGGAACTTGTGCAGCTGCTCCAGTAGATGGGTCCTCCATCATGACGTCAGGGAAATACGCGGCGGCAAAACTTGTGTCTAGATTTCTAGAATTAAATGTTGATGCCGTGTTTGTTACAGAAACATCTTGTATAGAACTGGTAACGATATTACCTAATACATCTTCGACCTCAAGGTCCATAATATACATGGCATCAAATCGATCTTCAACAGCTGTGATTGCATAATCAGTAACGCTGCTGTGTCTAATGCCTGGAATGGCCAGTAACTGAATATCGACATCGGATCGCTCTTGCATAACGTCAATTGCTTTTCGATATGCGGCAACTGTAGGACCAGCAGTTAACCCTTGGTCTTCTTCTGTCATCTCTCTGCGTACCGCTGAGGTCGTCATCCGAGTTCTGTCAAGGTTGAATATGTCCAGCCCATCAAATCCACCCTGGGGTATCAGCGTGAACTTCAGGAACGGACGAGCAGTGGATAGACCGAAGTCTTTCTCAACGCTCAGTAATCTTGTACTGGAGCTTGCGGATCCGTCGATGTCAGTGAGGGTGGCATCGGCTTCGCCGTCACGACGATAAGTAGCTGCGGCCCACTGCTGTGGGTCGGCCTTATCGGCAGCCGTAGTAATAACTTGAATCTTCTCTAGAGAGAATTTGTTGTTATTGAACCTGTCTGCGTCCAAGATTGTACCGTCGTTATCAGCCACGCCGATTTGTCCGTCGATTAAAGCAGGACGTTGATCAGTGCGATAGTTCGGGAAGTACGTTCCAAAAGATGGTAATGAACCATCTCGAACCGTGGAAGAGTTAGGTTCTGCAACACTTGTCTGGCGCTCTGCCTGAACACCCCAATATAAGGATGTGTTAATACGCTTACGAGGTGGTTGACCTTGTGATATAGTTCTTCTCATCGGGATTGGAGGTTGGATAACCTGGGTACCGACAGCATTACTCTTCAGTGTTGTTCCTGAAAGCGCTTCTGGTCCTAAGAATATTTCTGATCCGGAAGTGACCAAGTGTTGTCCACCACGGAAACCAACCGGCAGCGCGGTGTCAGGGACTTGACCTCTTTCAAGCTCTACTGATGGAGACACTCGGATGTAGTTAGAAGCGTTAAGGTAACTTCCTTCTACAACAAGCTTTTGTCCACCTATCCTCTTATCGAAATCATAGAAGATATGATAATCGCCAACAACTCGGCAAACGTAGCGTTCGTTATTGGGATCAAGAGACATCTTTACGAATCGTTCAAGAACCTTGGGTTCAGCATCTGTATCGTGATAATCTCTAACTAAAAGGTCAAACGTACCGTATTTGTTGTTAACGTTTGTTGACTTCTTAATGTTCTCAACAGACACCTTGACGCGTGTATTTCCGATGGCTCCATCATCAAGTGCATGTACCGTAAACAAGTCTTTGTTCTGTCCACCGTATTCTTGCGAAATGATCGTAGGGAACTTGGATGTACGGAACCTGTCTCGGAAGCTTTCAAAGTCTGGCTTTGTTGCGCTACCAGCAGTTC